CTTCTAGTAGAGATGCTTTACAGAATTTCATTGATATTACAGAACAGGATGATAAAATAGTTGCTATTGCTACTGCTATAGTTTCTGATACTGGAACTGTTAGTTCTGTTGATTTAACTGGTGTTGGACTTGGATATACAGCAGTTCCTACACTCAGTTTCAGTCCTCCTCCTGAAGGTGGTAGTAACGTTACTGCAACTGCTACTTGTACAGTAGGTGCTGCTGGAACAGTAACATCAATAACTGTTACTAATGCTGGAAGTGGATATACTACTACAAATCCACCTGTTCTAGAAATTGCTGCTCCTCAAGCAGTAAGAGAAGTTAAAGTGGATGTGGATGCTTATGCTGGTGATTTTGGAACTATAGTTGGATTTGGTACAACTACTACAAGTGGAAACCCTCAAATCATCTTTGATTTCTATATTCCAGATGGTTCTCCTTTGAGGGATGTTGCTTCTGGTGGAACTGGTCCTGTTGCTACTGCTACTACTGTTAGTGGTATTACTACTGGTGATTTCTTCATAGCAGATAATACTTTCTTTACATTTGGAGATGGAACTCTAGAAACTAGAAAGACTGATAAAACTGTTAAAGTTGGTGCTACTACATCCTTCTTAGATTGTGTATATCAAGTTGCTAGTGCTGAAACTGTAACTGTAACCAATGCTTCTATTGGTGCTACTGGTATTAACGGACCATTTACAGGTCTTACTACAGATGTAAGAAGAGTCTTCTGCAATATTGCTGGTATCAGTACAGAGAACTTCTCTTCTACATATTATAAATTTGATCAAAATAAAACTGGTGTAGGAACAGTTACATTTGATACTCAAAATATTACCACATACTCTGGTATTGTTACTACTTCTCCTAACATGGGTCACTTTAGTTGGGGTAAGATTACAGTACAAAGAAAAGAAGGTAACACATTTACCTATTATGGTGATAATGGGATTAGTGGTTTATCTACTTCAACAGTGATTACTAGATATAATCCATTGAAAATGAAAGAGTATGTCATTTCATAATAAATACCTTTACGGAATAATAACCTAGCGAATAATGGCGAAATTAGGAATTAGTACAGGATCAAGTCCGAATGACGGAACGGGTGATAGCCTCTTAGCTGGTGCCGTTAAAGTCAATGCTAACTTTGATGAGGTTTATGGGAAACTGGGAGATGGGACAAATTTATTTGTTGGAATTGTTAGTTCAATAGCAGTTGATGGTGCTCTGAGTATATCAACTTCATTTGGTGCTCCCACAATCACAGGAACTGCTAATACAGCAGTAATTAACTCAAGACAGATTTATAGTGCAGGTATAGTTACTTTTGCTAATGATGCTAAGATAAGTGGAATTAATACTTTCTCAAGTGCTGGATATGATGTAGCAGGTATTATAACTGCTCAAAATGCAATTTTATATGATACTGCAAAGATTGCTGGTATAACCACTATTAACTCTTTTGGTGTTAATGTTGGTGGTGCAGTAACAGCAAATTCATTAGCAGTTAGAGATACAGGAGATGGTTCATATGTAGGTCTAAACACAGTTACTATTGATAATACAGGTATTGCTGCAACAGCAATTAGTATTACTGATACAGCAACTTTAGTAACTATTCAAAATAGTGGTACTGCTAATTTAGGAACAGCAAATATTAATAGTGGAATAATTACATCTGCTGTAATTGGTGCTGGAATAA